TCCGCTAAAGGTGTTACTATCCAAGTCTCCGCTAAAGGTGTTCAGAGTGACGTTGTCAATGAAAATGTTATAACTACACCATCCTGAGAAGTTGTTGCCGATTATATTACCACCAAAAGAAAGACAAAAGCATTCTGATGAGAAAATATTGTCTTTGGCTGAATCAAAAGAGTTTCCGTTATACATGACGGTAGACAGAGAAACAATATTGTTCAACCAATTAGGATGACTTGTGGATGTGTCATCAATTACTTGGAGTATATTGACTGCAGACATTTTGTTATTCTTACATAGAACACGCATTTTGTGTTCTTCTACACTTCCTTCTTCGTAAAAGTCTGCATCAAGATACCTTTGGTTGAGAGATGCGTCGAAAATAGTGGAATAATCAAACGCATGATTATCATTGCTGATGTAACGCCGCTGAATGTATAACAATAAATGAAATTCGTAGTATCAATACCGCATGGAGCGTCGGAAAAGCCAAGATACGTGCCATCAAGTTTTTTTGTCGTGCCGCTTCCGGTGATTTTATATCTCTTAAACTGTATGTTCTTGAAATCGTAGGGGCAATCGTTGCCAAACTCGTCAATCATGCGGTAGACTACGCCCTTTCCATTTGTAGCGTCTGCCCATGCGAAGCGCGTGATGTCGTTGTCGAGGCAGTACCATAGCTGCCAACCCTGAAGCTTGGCGTTGGTGAAGTAGGTATCTCCATCATGAAGTATGGCCAGTGCCTTCTCACTGAGCATCGAGGAGGAGAGGGCGGTAACAATGATATCAAACTGATGCCCGGCCGATCTGGTGTCTGTCTGCAAGGTAGTGCATCGGTAGTCTGTGATGCGATATCGAAGTCCCTTTTGCAATCCTCCTGAGTCGCGTAGTGCTTTCAGCGTGTTCCACGTGATGGCAGTCACGTCTAAGCTTGTCCCCGCATCTCCCTTCGGCCCTTGCTCTCCCGTGTCGCCTTTCTCTCCTTTAGCGCCTTGTGGTCCCTGCGCCCCTGTCTCGCCCTTGGGCCCCTGGATGCCTTGTGCTCCCGTGTCACCTTTCTCGCCCTTTTCTCCTTTCAGATAGTCAAAGGTAAAGGTCTCCCCGTTGATCGTCACCGTAGGTGTCCCGGGCGTGTTGATATGCGCACCCGCCGCGGCCTTGATCGACGGTATGCCGCCAGTCTCGCCCTTATCGCCTTTAGGACCCTGTGGCCCGGTAGCACCGGTATCTCCCTTCTCGCCTTGTATGCCTTGCTCTCCTTGTGGTCCTTGTGGCCCTGTGGCTCCCTTGTCGCCCTTCTCTCCTTTCGGCCCCATGAGGTTCGCCGTTGTCTTCGAGTATGCCCCCGTGCCGGCATCCCACTTGTAGTAATACCCATCGCCATCTACATACCCTGGATGGCTGGCAGTACTCTCTGCCTTGGCCGTCGCCGCCTCCGCGTTGCTGATGGTCGTGCCAACCCCGGCCACGCGCTGCTCCATGGCCGCCGTGTCCGTCTTCAATTGCTCCACCTCGCTCTTGGCCCTCTGGTAGGCCGTAGCCGCAACCTGAGCGTCCTGTGCCGCACTGCCAGCCCTTGTCGCCGCGTCGTTGGCAGAGTTCACCGCTGCCGCAGTCTTTGCCTGCGAGTCCTTCACCGCAGCGTCCACCTTAGCGTTAGCCGCACTGATAGCGTCAGCTGTCGTCGTGGCCACATAGTCGCTCCACGTCTTTGTCGCCACAACCTTGTAGGTCAACACCCCGTTGCTGACAACGATGACCGGCAGCGTGATACCTCCCGCTGTTTCTTCGGCTGTTGCTGTCTTCAAGTCTGTGACAGGAAAGCCGTATAGCTCTGATTTGTCAAGTTTCTCTATTGCCATATCTGTTTTGTTATTAAATGATTAATATCCTCCGAAACTCACTACGAAGTACTCAAAATCACAGTCATTACGGGTTGAATCATCCGATGTCATAACTGTGAAAGTATAAACGCTAACCGCTCCAAGTGTCGCATACATGACATTGCCGCCACTGCTGACTCTTGCACGCACAAAGACCGTATATAGCCCATGAGGTTTTTGGCGGAGAGTGCATTCATACCAGCCCGTGCCTCTCTTATTCACCCTCTCTACCGTGCAATTATAGTCTAATGCCATCTGCGTCTGTTTCTCTGCGTCGAATGTACCATCCGCATTTATCATGCCGTAAGCAACGCATACCATTGCCAGGCCACCGGTGCCCGATTGGAACACCTTGGCTATGGCGCGCCCGTTCGTCGAGTAGCCGATGCCCATACCAGTCATCTTTGCCCAGTTCGTTGGTGTCGTGTTGTCGCCAAGCTCTACGGAATGGCCGGGGAACATATAGCTGTAGCCTTCCATCTTTACAGATTGCAGTCCTTTGCCCGGATGGTCCGCGTCGCTCTGAATTTTTATAATCCAGGAGACAGGATCGACGATGGAAAAGCGGCCGTCACTATGCTGCTCATAGAATGTAATCGAACGGGAAGACATAACTGATCTGGACTTCTCTATATATTTGCCGCTCGAATCTTTGCTCCTCACGAAAATAGCATCACCGTCACTCACAAGTTCCAGGTTTCCTATCTTTCCCCCCGTCGCCTCCACATACCCTTTCACGTGCAGCGTGTCCGTGTTCGTGTCAAGCCACATCTTAGCATTGATGCCCTTATTGGCATCCGCCTCCGTCGCGTACCACGCAAACTTGTTGCCCCACGTGTTCACCGTCCACGTGCCGCTGTCCATCTTGAACCCCACGCTCTTCAATCCTTGACGTATGCCGGCCTCTATGCTCCCCGCCCGCTGTTGGGTGTAGCTCTCCAATGCCTGCAGGCGGCTCGCTGTATCGCCAAGGGCGTTCGCGTTCCAGTGGATAGCCGTCGAGTTCCTTGCCAAACTCATCCGGCTCACAACTACGTCACCATTCTGCAGAAGCAGCACTCTCACCTCGATCCAGAATGTCTTTACCAATGCGCCGCTGCTGTTCGTCTCCGAGTCCGCAAACCGACGTGTTACCGACAGAGGTATATAGCCGCCCGTGGCGTTTCCTGAGCCAAGACTAAACATGGAACCGCTTCCGTTGCGCTTCTTATCCTCACCACATGGGTACATCTGTATCCATACGCCCTCGTCCAGAGTCACGCCGTTGAGGTCTTTAACCATAGCTGCAAGCGTATAGTCACCCTCTCCACGGAAGGGTATGTAATATCTAAGCCCGTTATCTGATGTCGTACGGCATCCAGAACGTCTCAGCCGCACGCCCCTAAAGCCGTAGTAACTGTAATCATCATTATACACACTCAGCAGGCCTGAATCATTGAACTCCTTGATTTCTTCATTCACTGGCTCCCGGGTGGATCCGTCCGGTTGTGTCCTTTTCCATGTGCTGTCATCAAAGTTCACGTCGGGAATCAGGTTCTGAGCCTCTACATCCTTTGCCGCAGCCGACCAGCTCGTCTGTTTCTGGTTTCCCATGTCCATGCGCACCCAGTCCACGGCCACACCGCCGTAAACTTTAGCGTCATCGCCTTTGTCACCTTGCTCATAGATGCCTATCTGCACGTCCATATCTTCCTCGGCCGTAAACATCAAGTAGTCTATCACCGTGCCTGCACGTGTATAGCTGAAAACCTGACTCTTCTGCCAAGACCAGTCCGGTTTGAATACATAGAGGTGAATCACATGGCCGTCCATGGCAGGCTGAGTAGGATAGTCCTTCTTAGCCACCAGCCACATGCGGGCTGCCACCGTATAACTCAGCCCCTTCTTCACACTTACACGATCACTTGTAAACACACCATACTGTTTCTTTACCATGCCACGCACATCTCCGCCCCACAGTAAATTTCCTTCAGTATACAGACTTGTCACGCGAGTAGAGATTTCTGTGGCGTGCTGACTGATTTTCGATACGTTGTCTTCCAGTTCGCTATCCTTCGTCTTTCGCGATTCTACCTCTGCGATCAGGCTGTCGGCTGTCTTCGTTATGTTCGTCTTGTTTTCTTTTATGCCATCCTCTGCAGTGTCCATCCGTGAAGTGAGCGTTTCAACGGTGCTCTTCATGTTCGTCACGCGTTGGTTGGTGTACTGCATCCCGCCGTTTCCATCTGTCCCGTAGTAGATATAAGCCAGGAAGTCCTTGTTCATATCTGCTACGCCGTTAGTGCCCAACTGTGGAATAACCATGCGTTGGTCAAGAATTTGGCTGTTTTTGTCAAACAGTTGCACAGCTATGCGTTTGATGGTCGACACTTTGGCATTAGTGTCGCTCCTATCACTGAAACGTAGGTTTTGTATCTTATTATCGACAACCGTTCCAGTTTCCTTATTGCTCGAATAGCTGTAGACAGTTGCTTCATTATCGGTAAAGGCAGAGACGCTGAACACCTTACCGGGAGGAACCTTGGTATAGATAATTGGAGAGGACGTTCCCTGCTGATAGACGATATAGTATTGCAAGTTGATCTCTGTCGATTTCACAAAAATGTTATTGATGGTGTCGTCGCCTGTCTCACCTTTCTCAGCATAATTGCCGTATTCGTCTCCATTGATTTCATAGTTGGACTCTGCAATTTCTTGTACTGGTACGATCCGCCACACCTCAGTGCGGGGCAGTGACTTTTCTCCGAGTGAGACAGAGATGGTGTCCAGCACGTCGTTACCATGGAGCAGGTGTAACGTGACGCTCTTGATGTCATTCTTGTCACCTGTGAGATCGTTCCATTCAAGATTTTCATAAGTCGATGTGACTTCTTTATTTGTATTGTTGTCACGGTAGAGCCACACGCTGAAGTTCTTCTCCTTCACCTCTTCCGATTTCATAGCTACGACCTTACTGCCATTGACACGATAAATAACCATTGAGAGCTTACCGTCGTACTCCACCAAGCTCTTGTCAGCTGATAGCATATAGCTCTCACCGACAGGCTTAATTTTATTGTCGTCACCTTTGAAGTACAGATCCCCCTTGAACACGTTTCCCTTTTTCCTGCTCACCCTGAAGTCCAACCGGCTGTCATCCTTCTCGCTCGGTACGGAGTACTGCTCCCCAATGCCCGCATAGTCGGGGCAAGCTGAGTCAGCGGCAAGCTCCCCGACAATGCTTCCTCCTCTCATCCGTCCTATCCCACTGTAGGCAATCACGCTCGGAGCGCTTTTTTCCCCGTCCTTGCTCGCTATGACAATAGCGTTGCACCGGTCAGCATCCTGCCACGGGTCGGCGCAGCCGAATCCCACCATGTCATCACCAGCCACTGGGAACGTGCAGCCTTTCGGCTTCACATCCTCCATCCCGTAGCATGTGAAGGTCTTCCCCTCATGGCCCGGGGCCTCTGTTGTTAGCGTAATCTTTTCTGTCGTGTGCGCAAAGATTCCATACACGCAGCGCATTGAATGCCCACCTATCTGAACGTTGTCCTCCACGCCATGCTTCACGCACACACCCCAATAGTAAGAATTGGTGAAGTTATGGGTTACTCGGTCGGTGACATTAAACTCCTGGCATTGCCCCATAGCGCCTACCACAAGGTCATCCTCGATACTTGCCGTACCGTCGCTCTCGCAGAAGTACACCTTGAATGCGTTTGCGACCTGCTCCAGTTCTTTGTTGAGAAGTCCATTGCCATCGCCAAGCAGCTCTACACGGGTGTCCGTGGCTGTAAGTTCCTTACCCACAAAAGCCACCATTCTCCTGACACCGTTAACTGTCACGGGTAGCGTGAACAACGTTAAGCCAATAGTACTCGACTCGCCGCTCGCATAATCGAAGTATATAGGATCCACGCGCAGAATCTTATGTCCCCAGTCGCTCGCGATCATCTGAGCACCCACGTATGTCTTCTTATGAATCTCAAGTTCTGCTGCCTCTAACTTCTTCCTCACCACGATGTTGTCCACCGCAAGCACCGAGTAGCTGCCCGTCTCATCGATCACATTCTTCAGCGTCCATCCCTTACCCGTCATTGACGTGTTGCCGTCTGAATCAGAGGAGTGCATGTCATCACTCGTCACTGAGGCAAATGCTACAGCATCACCTTTTTTCACAGGTTGGTCAAGCCAATCGCTAAATTCATGTCCACTCCACTGCTTGCTGTTGTCGGCCTCTTTAGCGTGGTCGGCCTTTTTTGCTTTCTCTATACCTCCCTTAACTGTCTCTGCTACAAGGGCATGATTTGCCTCTAAAGCTTGATCCGCCTTTGAAGCGTGCTCGGCTTCCTTGGCCGTCTCTGCCATGTCGGCTTTTGCGATCTTGACGTCTATCATTGTTCTATCTCCTTTAAGTTCATTTCTGCCGAGCCCTCGTTGATGCTGCGGCTGATGCCCTGCACGAAGAATGTCCTCCCCATCGCCGGATGGCGGTAGTGCAGCAGCGGGTTCACAAGTCCTTCCCCGGCTTTGTCCCTCAGTTTCTGCGTCATCGTTATCCGGGGAGCATGGTATTCCTGGTAGTAGCTGTCCACATACAGCTGCTCCGGCTTCGCGCTCAGTTCCCGGGCGTAGTCGTATATCTGAAGCACGCCGCCGCCCGTCTGCGTGTTCACGGGTGTGCTCATTTTCACGCTGTCTGTCACGCCAAGCTCATGGCTCTCTGCTGAGGTAAGCGCCGAGCTGATCTTGAAGCTGATGTCGTCCTTGCGGTTCACAAACGTTTCCTTCGTGTCGCTCAGATACACGATGTCCTTGTCGCCCGTGTTGTTCACAAGGCCATTGTCACTGTATATCTTCATCTCGAACGACTCAATCACGATGCTGCTCACGTGAGGAAGCAGGGCCATCGTGCTGCTGCCCCATTTCGTATGGCGGAAGAAGGTGGGATGGCGGCGGGTTATCACGTCCCAGGTCACGTTCACGGGGCCAAGGATGACAAACCTCACCGCACCGCTCACCCTGTCTTTCTTTCTGATGGGTATTGCTGTCCCTTCTGCGTCGATGCCCATCTTGTAGTTAATGTTGTTCTGCAAGTCAAATTTCGTTCCGATGAGCTTGTCGCCTATCTTCGGGTCAAAGCCGATGGTGAAACTCTGCTGGTAGTATTCGTCGTCGCTCGCGCATTGGCTCCGTTGCTTGTAGGTCCGCCACTCAAAGTCCGATGGCGTGCCCGTCGACCCGGTCTCCACCACACACTTGTCACCGATGATGAGCATGCAAGCCACTACGCCCACCTTCGATATTTGGTCCGAGCTGTCGCCGATGGCGCTGTATTTGAACTCATACTCCTCCGGGCATTTCTCCGTGAGTGGCACAAGCCCATTTGTCCGCTCCGCGTCCCACTCCGGCTCCGTGCCTGGCGTCGCCGCCTTCCACCACTTCTGGGTGTAGTAACGGCCGTCGCCGTTGTCGCGGCTCGGCACAGTGCGGTGCCACCATTGACGGATGCCACCGCCAGAGATAGGATTCGGAATCACTCCTGCCGACGGCGTATAGTTGTATAACGATGTAGTTGGTCGTCTCATCGTCGTTGGGCGAGAACACCCCGCCCGTCGTGTTGCCGTTGTATTCCGCTAATGGGATGGAGGCTTTCAGAGTGGTCTCGTTAGGGTAGGCCTTGCTCTCGTCCTTATCCTCTCCGTTGCCGTTCACGCTGATGAAGAGGCAGTTCGTCATCTCCACTTTCGACACGGGCGAGTTGTCTTTGCCGTCGGTCTTCCGCTCCACCTTGCCAAAGGCGATGATGGCCGCGCCCGGCTGTTGGGCCAGCACGTTGGGCAGACGCTCTTGGTTCGAATTCCCCTCGCCGTAGGTGGCCATCAGGCTGCCATTGCCCTTGTCTGGAAAGGTCCATTCCGCATTGTCCATCACCTGCATGTACCAGTCCGTGATACGCCCGCCGTCAAAGTCGGTCTCACGCCCGTGCGTCATCGCGTCAAAGGCTTCGATGGCCTTATTGCCCTCGCCGTCGCTGCTGTATTCCGTCAGATATTTCTGCTTGTTCGAGAACGGACTGGAAACAAGGTCGTTGTCCAGCGGGCTCTTAATCACGCTCTCTACGCTCTTCACGTCACATGTCAGCAGCAGCTGGCTGTATATCTCGCCCACGCTGATGCTTGTCTCCGTTCCCACCACATTCTGTGTCGTGATGTCCGTCGTGCTGCGGGCCGTCGTCAGACGTCCGCCCGTCAGAAGGTCGCGCCAGTAGATGTCCTTCTCGCCCTTCACCGTCTCCCAAGAGAAGATGTAGAAGTCCATTCCGTCCTGCATGATGTGCAGGTTCAGGTACTTCAGCAGCTCCTCCAGTACGTCGTCCTGCTGCCACACGTCGTCCTCCTCGTCGCCAAGAAACAGCAGCTCATTGATGGTCAGCTGACCGAAGATGGCGTGGCGGTTGGAGCTCTGTGCGTCCAAGGCCTTGCTCCCATCATACCAGTAGTGAGTCGTCTGTCCGCCCTTGATGTCCAGGCTCGCGGCCACGCCCGCCAGCATCTCTTTCATCAGGCTCAGGAAGGTGCGCTGTGAGGCCTGTCCCTTCACCACGCTGTAGAGCACGCCCAGCGAGCCCACATTACGGTATTTCGCATATTGCAGGGCCGTCAGAGCGTCTATGCAGCTCAGCTCTATCTCGTCCAGCTCCTCGTTGTAGTCCTGCGAGTACGTCTGAGGCTCCACATAGCCCGCAAACAGGCAAACGCCCTCACGGTAGATGTTCACCACTGCATCCTTGCACGACGAGCAGAAGAAGTCCTGCACGAAGTTCCGGGTCAGCAAACGCACCGTGGCTTGTTGGCACAACAGGTGGTCAAACGTGTCGTTCACCTCGCTCGTTGTCTCCACGGGGTCGTCGCTGAAGTACAGGCCGCTCTTACCATCGCCTATCTCCAGTTCCTCGCCGCGGTCGCCGTGTGTCAGTATCAGCACTTCGATGCGGTCGTTCAGCTCGTTGTAGAATTGTCCGTGTATGTACATCCTCTATAGTTTTATGTTCGTTCGCTTGCGGTTGATGCGCGTCTCGTTGGCAATGGCCATCACGATGTCACGCCCTCTTACTCTCCCCTTCATCCGCACGCCGGCCACCGCGCCGCTGTCGCCTATCAGCGACTTCAGCTTGTCCAGTGGGGCCACGACCTCAGGGTTCGACTTTGCGCCGGCATATTCGCCCATCAGCGCGAGAGTCGGACCGTACAGCAGTCCGCCATTGGCAAAGGGAGTAACGGCCACAGACCCCACGATGCCCTGCATCATGCCGATGAAGCCCGCGGCGATGCCAGCACCGGCAAAGGGAATGTAGGCGTGGGCGGCCATGAACTCAGACGCGGCCAGCTCCCTGTAGGCCATGGCCTCGGCCTTGGCCGCCACGGTCGATACGGTGGCCGCTGCGGCTTCCTCCGGGGCGGAGGCTATCTTCGCGGCAGCGGCTGTCGTCGTCGCCACGCCGCTGGCGGTTGTTGCTGCGTTGCTGGCCGTGGTCACGGCGGTCAGGGCTTCCACAATGCTTATTACCGTCCTGACGCCCTGGTATATCTGTATCGCCGAGTCCACCACGCCTGTGATGGTGGCCCACGCGCCGCGGTTCTCCTGCAAGGTTTCGGTCAGTGAGCTGATGCCGCCGCCGATGCCCTTGATGTTGCTCCACGACTTCTCCACCGTCACGTCGCTCTTGCGCAAGATCTTCTCGTAGTCCTCATAACTGGCCACAAGTTTCGTCATCTCCTTGCGCTGGCTCGCGCTCATCGGGTTCTTTGTATCGGACATGTTCTGCAGCTCCTTGATGCGTTTGCGCAGACCGTCCATGCCGATGGCCTTCAGCTCCACTTTCAGCTCGGCTTTGCCCAGTCCGCCTAAGCGGTCCGTCTCCTGCTCCATCTCCGGCAGGCGGGCAAGCTGTTTCAGGCTGTCGCGCTTCTTCTCAAGGGCGCCGATGGTGCGGGCTATGTCCGAAATCTCAGCCGCACTCGCTTTCTTCTGCTTGCCCTCATAGTAGCTGATGGCCTTGTCAAGGCTGTCGATGGTGTCCAGGCGCGAGATGTCATCGGGCTTCTTCAGCTCCTCCAAGGTCTCGTCCCATTTGTCACGCAGGGCGTTCAGTGCGTTTATCTGCTCCTGTATCTCGGTGCGCTCACTCGTAGTGGCCGTCTTCAGCAGGTCATTGTAGTATTGAAGTTCATTCTCAAGCTGCCGGTAGGTCGTTATCTTGTCTATGCCAACGTCAACGTGCGCATTGCGTTCAAATGCTGTTTTAAGGTCGTTCAAACGGCTTATCTCACGGTCT